TAACAGGGCCACTTGCCGGTAATAATTCTTTATACGCTTGCGCTTGGAATTGTGTAACCGCTTCTGCAATAACAGGATGCGTAACACCACTAGACCCACGGAAAGGTTCATCACGCTCTTCGTATTTTAATCCTAAAAGTTTGAGTCCCTCTGCATAAGAGTTTTCCCAATCTTGGCGGCTTTCTTTATCTTCTTCATATAAACCTAACAGCTCTGTAGAAATTTCCATTAACGTATCGTCATCTATACTTTCGGATAAATTAAAATCAAATTCTTGTGATAACTCTTCCGCTGCTGCTTCTTCAAAATTTATATTGACAGAACCATCTTCTTGAACCTCAACCATGCTTTCATCAAAGTCTGGTGTCTCTTCCTCAACTGTTTCTACTTCTATATCTTCGCCACCCTCTAAATCCATGCCGGATCCAGGCATAGCTGAATCAATTTGTGAAGGAGGAAGTCTTCCGTTTCCTTGTGCCATAGTTTATTCTTCCTTTGTAACTTTTTTACTAGAAACTTTATTTGTTCCTTTAACTGCCCCTATCATACCCATACCACCTTTAGCAACACGGTAACCAAAAGATGCTGATATAGATATATAAATACAGTTAGCAAACCAATCTGGTGTGCTCTCATCTAAAAATACAAATCCTTTTTGTACAGCATCCTGTGTCCAAGGTATAAAGCATCCCGCCAAAACTGCAATAAAAAAAATTGTCCAGGCCTCATCTTTCCATGAACCCCCCATTTGGTCGGTGAGGGACTTCTCCATATCCAGTTCGCCCGTTGCCTGTTTCTCGTAAACGGTCGCTTCTGCCTTGGCTTTAGCTACTTTTATAGAGGTTAGGGCTTTTTTCTCTTCTACTTTGCCCTTAACCCATGAACCAGCAATATCACCAACAGCCCCTAACAATCCTCCTATTAAAGGAAGTGCCATACTATAGTATCCCCTTTTCCTTCAATACAAAAGATATGACTGCCGCAGCAATCCCTATAAAAATACATATTGGCTGGTCAATAATAATACCTACACCTATAACCCCTACACCCGCGCCTGCGTATGTTGAAGGTTCTTTTAATCTTCCCATAATCCATTCCATTATTCTTCTCCTTAATAAAATTGACGTGTATGTGTTCGGTAGCTAGGTTCGTCATCTTCGGGGTCGCTGTCAAGTTTTATAAACCCTCCCTTACGATATCTTATAAGTGCCATACTCATACTATCGCAATAATCGTCGTTGTCCCCATTTGGAAACGCTACGCATTCCTCAATAACATCCTCAGAAAATTTTTTATCTGGGGCCCACACCATACCACTCTCAAAGATAGGGGCCACCATATGCATCCTTGTATGTTTATCTCGTCCCTTACTCGGTGTATAATTAATTACAGGAATTCCCATCACCCGTAATTCGTCCGTGAGCGGGGTACCGGTAGCCTTCGCCTCAATAATTACCATGTCCGGCTCCCAATACTTATATTCCTCTTTCGCCGTACTCTTCAACTCCGGAAAGTCCCATCTTCCTTTTCGCGCATCTAATAAAATTATATGCTCTGGACCCCCCTCCTCGGGTTGGAATATTCCCCAGGTCGTAATCGCACTATAATCCGCCGTCTCTTTTTTCGAGAAGGCCGTGTCATAACTCTGCATAATATAACTGACCGGTGGTACCGTTTTGCTTTCCCACACACGCCACCACTCCTTCTTAATAATCGCGCCCTCTTCCGCCGTTGGATTCTGCTGCCACTGCGCATTCCATTTGGCCAGGGACAGTGATGCCTTGACCTTGAGCAGTTCTTCCTTCTTCCAGAACTCCGGCCACAATATATTGTCGCTCGGTAAAATAGCCGGGAACTCTATCATATCCCACTGGTCCGACATGACATCCGCTCCCTGTGCCTTAATCAATTTCCCCGTTAAATCTTTCAAGGACCACCGGGTCATAACTACAACTATAGATCCCCCTGGCTGTAATCTTTGTCTCGGGCCAGATGTATACCACTCATACGCATTCTCCATCGCCGTTTCCGACAACGCATCTTGTTCCGAATGCGGATCATCAATAATCAATAAATCTGCACCACGGCCCGTGATCGCACCACCCACGCCCGCTGCATAATATTCCCCGCCCTGTTCCGTTTCCCAACGGCCCGCGGCCTTAGAATCAACACGCAACTCCACGTCAGGAAAAATAGCTTTATAAATATCAAGCTCCATAAGATTCCTTACCTTTCTTCCAAAACGCACAGCCAATTCCGCCGTATGTGTAGTTTGTATAATTTTTAGGGTAGGATTCTTACCTATTAACCATGCCGGTAACAAATAACTAGCAAACTCAGACTTCGTATGTCGTGGTGGCATATTGACAATGATTCGTGAACCAGGGTTCGCGGCCAGCTTTTCAAATTTTTGTGCAACTTTTTTATGATGATCGCCTTCAATAAATCCGTCATAAACATGCTTAACAAAAGCCATGAAGTCTACCTGAGCTTTTGCCCTGACGACTAAATTTTTCTTAGCTTGCTCTAAGGCTAAGACTTCACGTATCACTTCTTCCGGTGCATTGAACATGAGGTACTATACCTGAATTAAAATATATATCAAATCATATGTGCCAAACACTAGCTCGCTCCGCTCGCTAAGAGCAGCCGGGGGCTGTGACCCGCTGTGGGTAACGATTACAGCCCGTTATCTTTTTGCCTTACTACCTAAGTACCTAAGGGGTAGCAGGGGCTGACGGGTCGATTAAGACCCGTCCCGACCCGATTAAGAGGCGATTAGTTTAACCGTTTGGTCTGGTTTTTTTCCTGATTTATAACACTTATTAAAAACTTGCTTAGAGATTTTAGAAATCAATGCTGATGATAAAGCTTTGTCAACATCTGGTCTAGACAAATTAACTGGTTGAGATTTTTGAGCTTGAACTAAAATTTTATAATCCCAATTAAAGTTAAATAGTTCAGTTCGACCCTTTGACAATTGGCGGTGAAAATCTTTAATTTGTTTCTCTTCTTTTTTTAGCTCGGCTATTTGCTCGGCTATTTCGTGAAGTCTTTTTGCTGGGTTGTTAGTTATTTGCATTTTATTTATCCTCCTCTACTTTTATTTTATGAACTCCATAATCTAAGTCTTCAAGCCATGTTTTAATCTCAGATTTAATATTGTCAGTATCAAACCAACTTTCATCAATTGGGTTTTCGGTTTGGATATCTCTCGTTAATATAAAGCTAATTTTAAATTCAGTCATTTTATTTACCTTAGTTAAGGGCGAGGTATAAGCTCGCCCTTTGTTATTATTAAAGTTCTTCACCGCCACCGTCAGCGATAAATTCCAGAGCGTCTTTCTCGCAAATAAATACTCTATCCTCTCTAGTATCCGTGCGCCCAAAGTTCTCGACCTTATAATTAAACTTAGTTATAAGCGCTTCAAGAGTTAAAGACTCTGTGCCAAGTTCTCCACCCATTTCAGTTACTAGAGTGAAAGTAGAGTTTCTTTTGTAGTGGTTACCCATTTTAGTCTCCTTAGTTTTTAAGGTATAAGCTTAATTGCTTGCCCTTAATATATATATTAATATCATGTGCTACATATTAGTGCAAGCATTATATGTCATTTGACACATTATTATTACTTTTATTATATCATGTGACATTTAAGCAACAGCTGATGTTTCACGTGAAACATGGTAATTATTAATAATCAATCATGCATATATTATTATTATTGTTATTATCTTATTACTATTATTTTGCTATTGTTATTAAAGGCCCGACCCGACCCGAACTAATCCCGACCCGATCCCGACGGCCCGACCCGACTCAAAAAAAAAGGCCCCGCGAGTGCGGGGCCTTGGATCTTATATATACGGGCGCGGTTTACTTGTGTTGTAAAAAACCAACGGCGGCGCGGCGGTTAGGTTTAGCGCATAGTTTACAAGCGGCGCAAGTCATACCGGCCATACGTTGCGCCGGGCACATAGTAACCGGCAAGCCGCCCGCGGTTTTTTTAATTGGAGTAAGGCCAACAACAACCGCAATTGGCAAGCCGTGACGGGCCAAGCTATCCGCGTGCGCCGGATCATTAGCGCTTAGATTAATAGTAAAGCCGTTTTGATTGGCGCTTTTAATTAGCGCTATATTTT